GTAACCGGCATACCTTCGTATATGCACGGGGATAGCGACGTAAGCGGGGCAGGCAAGACCGCATCCGGGCTGTCCATGCTTATGAGTGCTGCAAACCTGACCCTTAAGGACGCGGTGGAGAACTTCGACCAGGGGATTACTGTTCCCTTTTTAAAAGAAATGTACTCCTGGAACATGAAGTACACTGATGACGATGATATTAAGGGCGACTACGAGGTTAAAGCAACCGGGTCCACTTCACTGGTTGCTAAAGAGGTGCGGATAAATAACCTGCAGAACTTCCTGAATCTGACCGCCAACGAAGGGGATCAGAACTTAATCGACCGGCGGCAGATGTTAGAAACCATGCTCAAGGAGATGGAGCTACCGGAACACTTGTTAAGACCGGAAGAAGAAACAGATTATATCAAGCAGTTAGAGCAGGCTGTTCAACAGATGCAGCAGCAGATGCAACAACTTATGGGGCAAGGTGATGGACAACCTTAACAGGGTTTCGGCGCTTTTTTTGGTTTCAGGGGAATAGGTCAATTACCCCACCCTAAAGGGCGGGGCTTGTAACTGCACTCCGCCTCAATTGCTCAGAAGAGCCTTTGGCATCAACATGCGCTACGATAGGCGGATTGACTGCCGCCCTACCTGGGGAGCATGTAGCATCCAGGTAATTTTGCCGGATATTCCGGCTGGCATTTAGGTCAGCGTTAAGAGAGAAACCGCAATGTTTACATTTGAAAACAGATTGAGACTGGCGATTGGAACGGGAGATATGCCCGCAGACAGAACATTTCTGGGAGGTGTAGCGAGCGTCAACATATCCAACGCTAATTCCCCTTGTGTTCGCCTTGTAGGTAAGAAATTGCTCAAACTGAAAGAAATTCCATTTGTGCAAGTCCTTCCGTTGCTTTTTGCGAAGCCTTACGTTTTGCCTAATTCCGGTCAGTTTTTCAAGAGCAATCACGTCTCCACTATCAAGCGATTCTACGATTCGCTTTGCAATCACATGGTTGACATCAGCTCTAAAACGGTTCTCCTTCTTGGAAATCTTTTGAAGGTGTCTTTTAGCCGATTTGCTTCCACGGGATTGCAAGGCACTTCTGATTTTCTCATAACGCTTGGAAACTTTTTTGATCTGTCCACCACCAAAGAATTGATTTTTAGAGGTAACGGCAATCTTTTTAATACCTCTGTCGATGCCCACAACTTTACCTGTGGGTTCAGGATCAGAAACATCCTTACTGAAAACTATATTGAGAAAGACTTTGTTCTTTCTGATAAACAACTCAGCGGAACATCGTTTCCATCCAATGTATTGTTTAAAATATTCTGGAACGGAAACAGGAACTTTAATCCTACCCCCGATGATAAGCAAAGAAAGCTCGTTGCGGTCGAACCAGACATTGTAACTTCTGGCATCATACCGGACAGAGGATTGTTTGGATTGTGGGCAAGTGGCCTTTTGCTTTTTCTTAATTCTTGCCTTGACTGTCTTAATAGATTCAGTCGCTTTCATGCGAGCGGATACGGCAAGTTGGGAAGGAAGGTATTGCCTGGTATCGGAGTAGGTTTTGTTGTGCAAAGATACTCCGTTAGAATCGCCGTCATTCCAACCTTTTTGGCAGACAAAGTTGAACGCTTTTGTATATGCCTCAACAGTCGGTTTGACGGTCTCTATAGGAATATCAAGTTTAAGTTTTACGGTGCGTGTTAGCTTCATGTTCATATAATAACCACATTAAATGTAAATGTCAACCCTTTAAACAAAGAAAGGACATTTCTCCTCCCCGCCTTAAAAGACGGGGTTTCCGAAATGTGATATTTCTGATGAGCAAGCCCGCACTGATACGCGACATACGCGAGCTGCAGCACTCAGGTGCTTACAAACTGATAGCGCAGCTCATAACCATGGAAGAAGAGGCGCTTTTAAGCCGCCTGCGTTATGCAGACACGGCAGAGGAAGTGCGCAAGCTACAGGGTGCGCTGGGTGCCCTGGAGTCGATTAAGGACGCAATGCAGATACCCTAACGGGCCTGCGAAGGAGTGACCAAATGGCAGAAGAACAGGAAGAAGTCACAAGGGAAGTAGAAGAAAATCAGGATTTTGATGCTGCATGGGATGAAGAAGCCCCCGCAGAAGACCAGGACACCGAAACGCAAGAGGACGAAGGCCAAGAGTCCGACGCGCCGGGAGAAGATCAGGAGAGCGGACAGGCGGATGAAGAAACCCCCGAAGAACGGCAGCGCAGAAAGTCATGGGAAGGGCGGCTCAAGAAGCGTGAGGAAGAACTGCGCGCCCGTGAGCAGGAACTTCTGGCGATGCAAGAGCAGAGCCAGAAGAAAGAGCCTGAACCCGAAGACGACGAGGACGATCCTGAGTGGCAAGCCCTTGTAGATGATCTGGGCGAAGAACTGGCTTTGCGGGTACGCAAGCAGAGCAAAGCTATCGCGCAAAAGGAGCTTCAGTCCGAGATCGACAAAGTGCGGCAGGAGATGCGTCAGCAGATCGAACCGCTCACCCAGAGACAAGCACAACAGCAGACCGAGCAGCACATCAAGACCATTCAGAAGGCGCACCCGGACGCCTTTGACCTGGTTAAAAGCGGGGAGATACAGGAATGGGTGGAACAACAGCCTTCCTACCTCCAGCCCGCATTTAAGCATGTCATTGAGCAGGGCAGCGCAGACGAAGTGGTGGAAATGCTCGACACGTACAAACAACAGCGAAAAACACAACAAAAACAAGCGCCCGTCGCAGCCGTCAAAAGCCGCAGAGCGGGAAAGGTGAGAACTACCGCCGCTGCAAAAGACGACTTTGACGCCGCATGGGACGAGGCGCAATAGGAGACTAGATCATGGCAACTACAGAATATGGGGACATTTCCCCGCGTACAGCAGCATATGTACAGAAAGAACTCCTGAAGCGCGGTGAGCCTTACCTGGTGCTGGAGAAATTCGGTCAGGGTAAGCCGGTTCCCACTCGCTCAACCAAGGTAACCAAGTTCCGGCGTTATGAGGCGCTTGATCCTACGCCCAACGCTTTGACAGAGGGCGTTACGCCGTCAAGCACCACTCTTACCCACACAGATATTACCGCCACCCTGCAGCAGTACGGTGACCTGGTAACTATCTCTGACGTGGTAGAGGACACTCACGAAGATCCCGTACTTCAGGAAGCGCAGGAGATTCTGAGCGAACAAGCGGCTCAGATGATTGAAAAGGTGCGTTTCAACGTCCTGAAGGCGGGAACCAACGTCCACTATGCCAACGGCGAAGCACGCGCCGCGGTAAACACTGTACTCTCCCGCGACATGCAGCGCCGGGTAGTGCGTGCCCTGAAGCGTCAGAACGCGCGTCACATTACCAAGATTGTGCGCTCTACGCCTAATTACGGCACCGAGAACGTAGCCCCGGCGTTTGTGGCACTGATCCACCCTGACCTTGAGGGTGACGTGCGCAACCTTACCGGCTTTACCCCTGCAGAGGACTACGGGAGTATCACCCCGTATCCAAGTGAGCTCGGCAAGTGTGAGGACGTGCGCTATGTGTCCTCGACTGTTTTCGAGTCATGGGCGGATGCCGGTGGTTCTGCAGACCCCGAGACAACCGGAAGCAACACCCTGCTGTCTACTACCGGCACCAACGCGGATGTGTACCCGATTCTCTATATCGCGGCCAACAGCTACGGGATCGTACCCCTCAAAGGTAAGGGCTCCATCACCCCGATGGTAGTAAACCCCAAGCCTTCGGATTCCGATCCGCTGGCACAGCGCGGCCACGCTTCATGGAAAGCTATGCAGACTGCAGTCATTCTGAATGACCTGTGGATGGCTCGTCTGGAAGTTGCTGCATCCGTATAAACCCACGGCGGGGGTGAAAGCCCCCGCTTTTTTAACCACTTAGGAGAAGAAGATAATGGCAAAAGCGTACACAGAGGCACAGCTTAAAGAGATGCCCCAGGCGGAGTTATTGTCGCTTGCGAGCGAACTCGGCCTCAACGTAGACCCCGGAGAGGACAAGGAACTTCTGGTAGCGGAGATTTTCTCAGCACAGAAGGCCCCGGCAAAAAAAGCGCAGACAAGATGCCCGCGCAAGGCAGCCACGGAAGAAACTAAGGAAGAATCAGACCGCGTGACGGTTATCTTTCACGAAACCAGCGGCCCCGACGGTGACGCTCCGGTGAAGCTGTCTCTGAACGGTGACGTAATGCGTGCCAAACGCGGCGAGCCTGTCAATATTAAGCGCAAATTCCTCAAGGGATGCGTGGATAACGCAGTCATGACCGAATATATACGCGACGAGGAAGCTGGGAAGGTGCGCACCCGCAATGTGCCGCGTTTCCCTTACTCCTTCGCGTAAAGTGAGGACAGTATGGCGACAGCTACAGCGCAACGCCTGATTGAACGCGCGTCAACAATCCTGCAGGACCCTGACAATACGCGCTGGCCAGAGAACGAGCTATTGAATTGGCTCAACGACGGTCAGCGTGAAGTGGCTCTGTTTAAGCCGGACGCATACCCCAAGGTCGATACGGTGGCTTTGGACGAAGGAACGCGCCAGAGTATCCCGGACGGTGGTTCGCAACTCCTGGATGTGCTGCGCAACCAGGGTGGCGGGGTAGTCACTTTGGTAAGCAGAAGCGTTATGGACGAACATCGCCCGGACTGGCACCAGGTGGATTCATCGGCAGAGGTTAAGCACTTCATGTTCGACGAGCGCAACCCCAAGACCTTCTGGGTGTATCCACCAAACGACGGGACCGGGAGCGTTGAGGTTCTTTATTCGGCAGCCCCGGAAGACGTGGCGGTAGAAGATACGATCCTGATAGACGATACATACGCAAACGCTTTGGTGGATTACATCCTGTACCGTGCATACATGAAAGACGCGGACTATGCGGCCAACGATCAGCGCGCCGCAAACCAGTACAACCGCTTTCTTTCTTCGCTCGGTGCCATGGATCAAAGGGAAACCGCAGACAATCCTCACGTCAGGCGCACGCGGCCTGTAGTTACAGGGGGTGAGTGATGCAGATTGACAGTCTTTTTACCCTGATTCGCCCTGAGGTGCCTCAGTGCCCGGACTTCGTTATCGAGCAGCACGCTGTACGCGCGATACGTACCCTATGTGAACGCTCCCGCGTTTGGCGCGAGTGGCAAGGCGAATACCTGGATGAAGGGATTGAGGAGTATCCCCTTGAAACAGATACCGGAGAGATTTTCGCGGTAGAGAACGTGCAGACCGACAAAGGTGTGAGACTGCGCCCGCTGGACTACGAACTGCCCGGTCAAGACAACGACAACATGCACGGTATATCCGGGGTTGTGGGGTACACCTTCAAGCATCCGCAAACCCTGTGGATACAGGGAACGCCAACGCAAAACGAGGACATCTTTCTTGAAGTCATATTGCGCCCCAAAATGTCTGATACCGAGATACCGGACTGGCTGGCGGAACAGTACGAGGATGCGATTGTAGCCGGGACGCTTTCACGTTTGATGATGGTAGCGGCAAAGCCCTGGTTCAACGCAGAACTGTCCGCGTACCACAAGCGCGAGTTTGGCCGCGGCATATCTCAGGCAAGGGCGGACGCAATACGCCGACACACAAATACGCGCGTCACAATGAACGCACAGCCTTTTTAGAGAGGTTATATGGCAAGCATGATTTACGACTCGTTCTCCGAACACCTGGGGGACAATACAATCGACATGGACGACCACGAGTTCAAGGTGGTGTTGCTTACTGCGGCGCACACCCCGAACTCTGCACATACAACCTACGCCGACATTGCAGGAGATGAGCTTCCGGACGGGAACGGATATACGGTGGGCGGGAAGACCCTTGCAAACGTCACATGGACGCGTGACGGGGCCAAGTCAACATTCGACGCCGACGATCCCATTTGGACAGGAGCCACCTTCGATGCTGCATACGCGGCTGTCTACGATGCAACCAGCACGGACAATGTGTTGGCGTGCCTGATTGACTTTGGCGGGACAAAGAGTGTCGCCACGGGCACGTTTACCATTCAGATAAATCCCGAGGGCCTACTTACTGTAGGAGGGTAACCCATGGAGCAGTGGGTTGATAGCAACACTCTGGCGTGGGTGGATTCCGACGCTCAGTGGTTGGGCAACGATAACGATGTCAGCGCTGCGGTTCTCCGTATTCCGTTGCAGACCATGGAACACTCAGTGTTTGCGCAGAGCGTCGTGCAACATGACCCGGTGCCTCCGGTTGAGATTGCAGGCAAGAATCATGTAGTGGTGGTGGACGTATCCATCCCCGCTTCGTTGACCGGAAACATCGGCACGCGCCTCAATGGTATTTCCTTCCATATTGATTCCAACATTCACCCCGGCGTACTTAGTGTGCCAATTTCGGTTCGCGCCGTAACGCTCGATATTAACACCATTCATCGTGCGCCTACGCTTTCGCTTGGCATGGAAGTCCTGCCCTTCATGTATGCAGGTACATGGCTGCTGGAGTTTGCCCTGCTAGAATCCGGGGTGCAAACGCGGGCACACCTAAGTTCGGGCGTGGCGCGCGAAATACGATTGAAGACCAGCGTGAATACGGGAACCACCCTGGAGACAACAGTGGACGGCCACGGCGTGGCAGAGGAGGCATACAATGCTTAACGACAACAGTATATATATCGGCGACGTGGGCCTGTCTATCGTGTGCGACATGGGAGTAGATACGTCGCAGGCTGAAAACGCGGTGTTTAAGGTAAGAAAGCCCGACGGGACGGAAGTCGAATGGCCTGCACAACCGCATGAAGTTGATGGAGTGACCACGTATTTACAGTATTACACCAGAGAAGGCGACCTGGATCAGCGCGGCAGATATAAGGTGCAGCCGCATCTAAAACTTTCCGCATGGGAAGGTAGCGGCGAAACCGACGAGTTCAGGGTTGAAGGGAGATATAGATAATGGCGTTTATTTATAACAGCGGCACAGAGTTTGTTGAAACGGGATACCACACAGACAAGTATGTAGCGGGGCGCAGGGTAAAAGTGGACTGCGGCGCAGACGGTATCCATTATACCCACGTAGTAGGGGCGACATACGACGGAGCGGATACCACGGTTACTGTGTTTGACTCAGTGGTTACCTCCAACCTTGCGGGGGTGCAGGTCGGGGTGATTTCAGCCGGGAGTAAGGGTACTCAGCCCCTGCATACTCACGAATCAGACGAGCAGGGTGGGGCCTTGCAGTCTGCATCTATCTCCGACTTCGACACAGCAGTTAAAAGCGCAGAAACGGTTACAGCCCTTTCCCTGACAACAAACATCCTTACATACGTGGATGAAAACGGCACGTCGCACGAGATAGATCTCAGCTTGTACCTCGATGATACCAATCTTGCAAGGCTTACATCGGGAACGCTGGACGGCTCTACGGGTATAGCCACATTCACCCGCGATGATGCTTCTACCTTCACCGTGGATTTCTCTGCGTTGCTGGATGACACACAGGTGACGGTTGAGGATAATCTTACCAGTACATCGGCGGACAATGCCCTCTCTGCCAACCAGGGCCGAGTTTTAAACAATCAACACATAGCCCTGCGCGAATCGGTGGCTGAACTCGACATCAACCCCATAATTTACGATGATTTCGGTGATGCTAACTGCATGGTGCGTATCCCGAAGTTCCGCCTTGAAGATATTGATGCTTCGCTTGGCACGGGCGTTCACCCCGCGTTCGTAGTAAACGGAGTAGAAAAAGACGCTATCTATTACGGGCAGTATCCAGCGAGCGTAAAGGGCAGCAATTACGTATCTGTGCCCAACGCCGATCCTGCTACAGGTATCGACCATCTAGAAGCTTTGCTGGCGTGTACCGCAAAAGGGGCCGGCTGGCACCTATCCACCAACGCTGAATGGGCTGCGCTGGCTTTATGGGCGTGGAAGAACGGCACCCTGCCGCATGGCAACAACAACTACGGGCGCGATGTAGATTACAAGCATGAAACCGCTCGTCTAACTCAATCCGATGCTGTGCTGGGTAGCAGTGGCACGGCGCGTACTGCCACCGGCACCGGCCCTGCTACATGGGCGCACGACCACACTATGCACGGCGTGCACGACATGAACGGTAATGTGTGGGAGTGGCAAGGGGGTCTGCGCATAAACGATGGAGAGATTCAGATACTTGCCGACAACAATGCAGCCGACAGCACGAAAGACCAGAGCGCGACTAGCAGCGAATGGAAAGCGATTTTGCAGGACGGGTCTCTGGTTACACCGGGTACAGCCGACACCCTGAAATATGACGCTACCGGCGTAAATGGCGGCGGATCGCCGATCTTAAATACCACCGTGACTTCACAATCCACGGGATCTGAATACTCATATGCGTACTTTGAGAGCTTGTCCGCCGAAACAGGCGTTTCAGTGCCTGCCCTCATGATCGCGCTGGGCATGTATCCGGTAGGAACAGGGCTGGGAGGCGACAGGATAGATGTGAGCAACGTGGGAGAGCGTCTCCCGTTCCGCGGCGGCTGCTGGAGCTCCAGCACGTATGCCGGGGTGTTCTATCTCTACTTGGCTAACGGTCGGACGGCTCTGGGCAGCGTTATCGGGTTTCGCCCCGCTTTTGTAATCTGATTTTCTGGCAATCTGTTGAGCGCCTGACAAGCAATAAATAGGAGTAAAATATATGACAAAAACATACATAGCAACAAACAAGCCAGACAAAGTTATACTGGTCGAAGATGGAGAGATTAGCTACGCGATAAACCCAAACTGCAACGAGTGGGCGGACTACGAAGCATACGTGTCCGCAGGCAACGAGCTCATAGAGCCACAGCCCTCTGAAGCGCATGTATTTATGCAGGGCGCGTGGGTGCTGGATGTTCAGTTACAGGAGCAGTTGCAGACCCGGTACCGGAAGATGTGCGAGGATGCCATAACCCAGTATATCCAGGCAGAGGTAGAACGCTACAACGCTACCAACGATGTAATATTCCACGACATCCACAGCTGCAAAGCCTATGCAGACGTGCAGGGCTACACGCACCAGCCATTCTGCACCGCAGTGTGGGCGTGGAACGTGGACGTATGGGAAGCTGCACGGAACATTCTGGCCGATGTAAAGAGCGGCACCAGGGCAACGCCTACGGTGGATGAATTGCTGGGCGAGCTGCCGGAGTTCACAGCATGAAGGTAGATTTAAGCGTATTCAGAGGCACATCCCCCCTGGTTGCGCCTCACCTCCTCCCTGAAGGGGGCGCGACTGTAGCGCAGAACTGCGACCTGGGTTATGGGGACTTGCGCCCGCTAAAAGGGGCGGCTTCGGCGGGAACACTCAGCCTGAGCGGGGACGTAAAGTCACTCTATCGCTATCTTGACCAGTTCTGGTTTGAAAGCATCCACGATGTAGATATTGTGCGCAGCCCGATCCCGAACGACACCGAAGGGCGCGTATATCTCACATCAGACAACGACGCGCCACAAATGACCTATGCCTCCGTTGCTACATCGAGCGCGCCTTACCCTTCAGTTACGTACAAACTGGGGGTTCCTGCACCTACCACAGCACCTACAGCATCCATAAACGGCGGATCGCCTTCAGACGACATAGCCGACGAGCGTGACCGCGTATATGTGTACACCTTTGCCAACAAGTTTGGTGAAGAGTCCGCACCCTCGGAACCTTCGAGCATGGTAACGGTGTCCGGTACTCAGACCGTTGAAGTGGGGAGTATGGAACAACCCCCTGCCGGGGATTATGTCGAGTTCACCCAAAAGCACATATACCGCACCGATGACGCGGGAGCGTACAGGTATGTGGGTAGTGTCGATGCTGCCACAACCGCCTTTACCGACGATGTAGAAGGCGAATCCCTGGGCGATGAACTGATTACTACTGACTGGAATCCACCCCGTGAGGACTTACGCGGGCTCACCTTTCTACCCGGTGGTACTCTGGTGGGCTTTTCGGGCAAGACGGTGTGTTTCAGCGTTCCGAACCAGCCCCATGCGTGGCCGGTGGCGGGCGAATATGTAGTGCATGACGATATTGTGGCTATCGGCACGTTCGGATCATCCGTGTTGGTGGCAACCGTATCCTATCCGGTTATTATAACCGGGGCAGATTACGAAAGCATGAGCGTGGAGCGCCTGGAAATGGCGCAGGCGTGTCTGTACAAGCGTGGCATGGTCGATCTAGGCTCTGCCCTTGCCTATCCCTCACCGGATGGATTAGTGCTCGTAGGCACGGGCACAGCAAGCATTGTGACCTCCAAGTCAGTGGATCGCACTCAATGGCAACGCCTGATTGAAGGCTTCCGGTTTGCCGAAGTGTACAACGGGCAGTATATCGCCTTCACCGATAGTGGCGGGTTTATTGTCAACCTGTCG